CTAATATAAACGCACTGTCGTCTTCTAACCAACCAAACTGCTTTCTTGCTACTTCTGCTTTACCTTGTGCTTGTAAAGATTCTACCGATTTATTTATATATTGCATAAGAAGATCCTGTTTTTTTCCTAAAGCCGTTACACCGTGAAAAGACACAGCACTTAAAAATTTATCTTTTGCTAAAGCAGAACTTAGGGGCATTAAAAAATCTCTAACACCATCTTTTGGTAAGTGCAGTCTTAATAAAAGAACTTCTCCCTCTTCAGGATCATGTATTCTCTTGACTACATAAAAGTCATATGGGTATATACATTCGTCTTTAGGCACTTCATCACTGTTTTTTAGTATATCTGCTTTTCTATATACACCACCTACTTTACCCCTGTAGAAAGGAAATGGGTAAGTTGGTATATTATATGTTTTTTTCTTTTCAGTGCTACTTTCAACTGCGCTAACAACATTATCTTCTTTAGATGCTTCTATAATTTCTTTACCAATTACTATAGGAGAGGTCACTTTTAATGAACAACCTTTACACAGTTCAGGGTTTTCTTTCTTAAACCAACTACACGTATATGGCCCTTTAGTTAAAGATGCTTTCCTAAGTGCTTCTTCTTTATTGTAGTTAGGGTATTCCCTAGACATAATATTAATGGCTTTTTCTTTGTCCTCACATCTTTCTGCAATTGATAAAATTGATCTCCACAAGGGTTCAGATAATGTTTCTTGATTCTCATAGGCATATTTAATTTGGGCGCAACCTTTATCTTTCATAGATTTAGAAAAGATTGTCTTAAACGTATTTTTGTAATTAGCTTGTAGGGCTAAAGTAGTAGCATCTAGTTGACGAGGAAAGTTTTTACTTTTTAGTTCATCAAATATGGATACCTTTGCCTTTAAAATATGCTCTATAGAATCTAAATTTATACTATCTTTTTGAGATATAACCTCCACTGGTTTTGGGTTGTCAATGTCTTTAAAATTTAAAGTTTCTGGTACACGTAGTATTTGAGCAGAGTTTGCTGTGACCCCACCATCTACTAAAAACTTATGCTCTTCACATAAATCTTTTAACGCATTTGCCATAGCAATCCATTTTAGAGATTCTATAGCTTTATTTAAAACCCAATAAACGTGAAGACCATTTCCCGAATCAACTATAAGAGTTGGCTTTGGTAATTGAGTAGTCTTACAAAATTTCTTTAAAGCAGTTAAACCCTCTTTTTTATCTTTATATGGTTTTAGTTCTCCACAGTCTATGTCTATAAAAAAAGTTTTAAGTTCTTTAGCACATTCTTTTGTGCGATGTCCTGCATCATCATAAGACGCAAGTGCAACATAAACATCCCACTTTGTTTCTAAAAACTTATCTGTATGTGCTATTAACTCATCTAAAGTATTACAAAATTTTTGACTTGATTTTTTTCTCGTTGCTCCTGGAGCATCCTTTAAAGATACAAAACAATATGAACCTGTAGAAGGTAGAACGAAAGAAAAGAAGTCCATTTTTGATAACATAAAAATGTCCTTTCAGTAAAATAAGGGGGTATAAAACCCCCTTAGTCCTTTAATTTACTAACTAATTTTTCTACTTTCTGTAAATGCGGTTCACAAACTTTTGTAGATCCTTTAAACCAATTGTAAACTGTCATACGTGATACTTCTAAGAACTCAGCAACATCAGTTACAGGTATATCGTTCTTAACACACATAGACCCCAATTGGACACCTAGTAAACCTTTATCCGCACCCTCGATTGTATCTATAAAGTTTTTTGAATAACCTTTTGACATATATCACTCCTCGTCATCATCCCACTCGTCCAAGATTTTACCTAAATCTTTTTTAGGAGCAGGTGCTTCTTCTTTTTTAGTTTTAACTTTTTTAGGTTCTTTCACCGGCTTAGTAATTTCTTTTACTTCAACATCTTCAACATCTTCTGCAACATCAATATCTACAGTCGTGCTATCAGAACTCTTAGAAGATTGAGAAAGAACCCAATTGTTGTAAGAATTTACCCACTCGTTAAAGTCGTTAAATGTTGTCTGATCTTCTTTACTCAAGTCAAACAAATTCTCAGTATCAATAGATACTTTAGGCAAGTAGAATTTAATCCCACTAGGAACTGATTTTTCTTCAGTGCTTAGTTTCAATTCGCATTGGGGGAGAATAAGATTTTTTGTAACCATTTTATTAACAGGAACACCCAATGTTTTAAAAGCATCTCTATTATCTACTTCCCATACAAAAGGAATAGGTTCTACAACAGATACTGTTTCGCCTTTTTCATTAGTAGCTTGATTAAAAGTTGCCAACCCAAAAAGCACTCTAACTCTCTTAATGCTTTTCATTAAGTCTTTTGTTTCCTGCGGTAAGCTATCAAAGTCTTCTATGTACTTACTAGATCGACCACAGTTAACACCACCATCTGTATCTTGTAAATCAGATTTTAAATCTAAACCCATAACTGATTTAACGTAACGTCCAGACTCTCCATCTCTTACATACCTTTTGTACATAAACCTTTGGTTAAATAATCTTATAGAAAGGTTTTCTTGATATATTTTTGAGCCATCAGTATCAAGACGCTCTAGGCAAAATTGTCCTGCTTCTACTACTTGATAAGGTACATTCTGTTTACCTTTTATAGTAGCTGTTCCTTCAACACCCTTGTGGTCTATTTTTAATCGTGGCAATGTACTGCCTTGTTTTTTTGCAGTTGCATCAGCACTCATACCCATAGCTTTTGCTAAAGCATTTAGATCACTCTCGCTGACGTTGGTTAAAGATAGGTTTGACATAAAGTTCTCCTTTTATTAAATGTCAGATGACATGCCCATTACATGCACCAAGTTAGAAAAATTGTTTTTATTTGTTATATCTAAATCTGATTCATCAAAAGATGTTTTGAAAGATACGTTAATTGCTTTTTTTACTAATGCAGAATCTGCTTGTTTTAATGCTTCATCAAACTCCTTATCCTCTAAAATACGCACTGGTTGAAAAGTTATACGAGTGCCATAATCGTCTGAGTTTAAACACATCTCCGTTACAACTGATGTTATGGGAGCGCCATTCTCAGCTATTTTTTTGCAGTATATTTGTAAAGGCCATTTCTTTACTGTACCCTGCCCAAATATAGATTTAGATGGTATGTTTAACTGATAGATATGCCCACCAATATCACTTTCTAAAACTACAGCAATACGTTGTTGAAACTTACATGCACGACTGTTCCCTGCACCGGAACCTTTAATATTTTGACTGCATGTGACACATGTATCTGCTTGAATCTTGTCAGAGGACTCGTGCGGTTTAACACCATCAATCGAATAACAATCAGGTTTTCTATAATTATTTTCATCATATTTACCTGTGTAATAAATTCTTGATATGTGTTCAGCCGCACCTACAATCACTACATTTAGTGTAGCTTTATCCTCACGATCAATTTCTCTCCCATCAGAGAGAAACCGCCACATGTTATTTTGAATACTTATTCTTTTCATTTATGATTTTCTACGTACAGTTACTGCATATTTACTGTCTACGTTTAATCCCGGAGGTAGTTTGTCAGGGTTTTCTTCAAGGTAAGTTGACATATTGCCTTGTGCTATTCGTTTCTCTAACAAGTCTAATTGATCGTTGTCTTTAACAAACTCATACATAGAGTTCCAATCCGTCGTCCAATATCTTTTAGAAACTCTCCTAGACACAGTGCCAAATTCAGTACGTAAACTATCTGCGCCTGTTTCTTTGCATACGTCTAAAAGAGCCGTCTCAACTTCTTTTAGAGTGTCTTTCAAATACTCATCTTTCTTATCGTATTCGATTTGTAACTCCTTACGTTTATCCCTTATTTTTAGATAAACCTTGACCAATTTATCTACTTTCATTTCTTCCCCTTATTAGTATTAAATATCACTATTAATTATTATAAGTAAATCTTTTACAATGTCAAGCGTCTTCTAAAATATTATTATATAAATCTATCAACTTATTATGTATGTCGATTTTTGATTGGAGCATCTTGTACATTCTTTTTTCCACAGCCGAACCTTGTAAATGAACCACTGTGCAAGGATTCTTTTGTCCGGCTCTATGAACTCTTGCGTTCGCCTGTAAATACGTTTCTACAGACATAACTGCTGACCAATACACAACAACATTTGCGGCATGTAAAGTTACACCATGAGATGCGGCTTGTGGTTGGATAATTAATACTTGTGGTTTATCTTCTGTTTGAAACTTATTAAATATATCCGTTCTTTTATTTACAGAAACATCTCCATGAATTACTTCGCAATGGTATTTGTTTTTAACGAGATAATCTTCTATCAAATTAATTGCATGTCGATAAGGGGCAAACACAATTACTTTGTGGCTTGCTTCGTCAATTACTTCAGTTAAAACTTTTAATCTATTTGATACGTCAAATTCAACTGTTTCTTTGTTGTCTGTATATACTGCACCGCAAGATAACTGTAATAACTTATTTAAGTTTGCGGCCGCATTAACTGTTGTTATTTCTTCTCCTGCGGCTACTGCCAACATATTTTTTCTAAGTTGCTCGTAGTATTTGTCCTGTTGTTTTGTTAAAGGAATATTTCTTGTGGTATATGTCATGTCAGGTAAATCTAAACATTCTTCCTTAGTAAACCTAATTGCAGGTTGTAGTGCTTCATGCACTATAGCTTCTGCTTTATCTTTTGGCCGCCAAATAAACTCAGATACTTTATACATAACAAGATCTTTAAAAGATCCAAAATATTTTGGTACGCCAGTGGGGTTAATTATTCTCGCTAACCCATAAGCATCTGTTGGTGCTTGCGATGCAGGTGTGCCTGTCATCATCCAAATCCATGAGTGAGGTTTTATGATGGAGTTTAAAACTTTCCATCTTTTTGTAGTAACAGTTTTATATGCGTTAGCTTCATCAACTACGATTAAATCAAATTCGTTTTTATTAACTTCGTCTCGTATAATTTGTAGCCCATCATAGTTGCATATGACAAACTCTGCGTCTGAATTTACTATTTCTATTCTTTTATCTTTGGAATAACTATGTGCTATGCCAACCGACCTATGTATAGCAAACTTAAATAAATCAGCTTGCCAAGCCGATTGCATTATTGATAAAGGGCATAGGACTAAAACTCTTTTTATCAGTCCTAATTTCATTAGATAGTCAGCCGCCCATATAACACTTCCTGTTTTCCCCGTGCCTTGTTCGTTAAATACAAACGCACGTCTATGTAATGTCAGGAAAGAAGATGTTTTCTTCTGGTGTTCAAATGGTTTATACATACCTCCCCATTTGTAGTTAGCCATGATAGGGGACGGCACATTTTTTATTTTAAGATTTTTTAATACTTGGGCTTCTTCTAAACCCCATTTGACCATCACTTGGTGTGAGGTTATTGATTTACTTTTTGGTATAACAGAGGTTATTTTTTCCGGTTGCTTTACTTTAAGCAATAAAGCCTTGTTGTTTATGATCTCCACGTACTCTCCTTTTAAATACTCGTATCGACCAAAGTATCATTTTTAATAATACTTAGTCTAGTTTAAAACTCGGCAAACTCTATTCTACTTCTTTTTTTTATAGTTGCGTGATCTATTTTTACTTTTTGATTCTATCTTATATCCGTCTTTATTTGTACCGCCTTTACTCAATGGTTTCTTATGAGAAATATCCTTGCCCTCTCTCTTATCTGCTTTACCATTTTTATTTAAATCTTTGCCTTTTTTATCCATAGCACGTCTTGCACGTTGACGTTCCATTCTTGCTTTATGCTCTCCACGTGCTTTTTGTTTTTTATATTCTTTTTTATAAGGTCTTGGTTTATTTACATAAGGCATATTATTCCCCTCGTCCATTGTGCGAACAACTTAATACTGCACAATAGTTTCTACAAGTAAAATTTGGTTTAGCGTTCCATACATCTGTATTTAAAGTATTTTCTAAGTCATTAGTATTAGATACCCAATACTCCCAACACTTATCTTGTTCTCCAGCACTAAAATTTTTCTTAATAAGTTCTTTAGTAATTATAAACAATAACCCTGCTTTTATCTTTTTTATTTTAGGAAAATGCTTAAACATAGCTAAAGATAGTATTTCTAATTGCTTTACATCAGCATACCTACTGCTCTTGCCAGTTTTATAGTCTATTAAATATGCTTTGTTATCTCCTAATACTATTAAGTCTGCGATACCTCTCCACCATACTTTTTTGTCAAAGAACCCACATGGTTGCAAATCCTTAGTTAAACCCATTCTGTATTCACACAGTCTGTCTCCCTTAATTTCTTTTATCTTACAAAGAGTTTCTTCTAAATAACCCAATTCTTTTGGTAAAGGAGTGTTTTCTTTCACATAAAATTCAGCCGCTTGGTGTACTCTATTGCCAAACAAAAGGGCTTCACTTTGAGGTTCTACAATATCTTTTAGTATTTTAAGATGATGGTATTTTTTAGGGCATTGTTTAAATAAATTTATAGCTGAATAAGACCATGTATAACTCATTTAATCTCCCCATAGTTACCACCAAACCCTACTTCGCAATCTAATGGTAAATCTTGACACCAATCTGGTCGCCATTTCATACAATCTCGCACAAATTCAACTGCTTTTTCAAGGTCACTATCAGGAACTACACAAGCTATAGCATCATGAACTGTAAGCACTACTTTGTATCTTTTAGATATCTTTAACATCTGCTCTGCAATTATACACCTAGCAAGGGCTTGACATATGTTCTCTATTAACTTACCACCATATATTTTGGTGTAACTATTTCTAGTCTTGTACTCATATTGAGGTCTGCCATCAGGGTCGTACACCTTACGTAAACCTGTGTACTGTTGCCATAATCTATTAGGTAGTAAAAATCCTCTTTGTTGAGGGTCAAACCTCAAAACTCCATGTTTGCCTAAAGTATTAGCTGTAATATCCACCATGCTATCTAAACATTTATGCCCTTGTTTCCATAGATTTGATATATTACTATAAGTTCTTCTATAGACATCAACGATATGTGTTGACTCTTCAAGGGATATCTCTGTGCCAAAAGTTTTTAATTGGCTCTGAAACTTAACTGCTCCCATACCATAACCACAACCTAATATAGTGGTTTTACCTACAAACCTTTCAGCTTTTGTAACCTCGTCAACTGATTTGTTATATATCCCAGCCGACATAATTTTATAAACATCTTCCCCATTTGCAAAAGCATCTACTAGATCATCTTGTTCTGACAACCACGCAAGAACCCTAGCTTCAATCTGAGAAGAGTCAGCATCAACTATTGTGTACCCATCTAGTGATTGAATAGCTGTCTTTAACTTGTTTGCATCATTACCTCGTGACGGCAAGTTTTGAAGGTTTATTTTATCTGATCCTCCCCATCTGCCTGTGTGAGCCGCATAGTATTTAAGGGGAACTGGCATCAGTCCACGACTAGCTATACCAATAAATCTTTCTGTTCTAGTTTCCTCTAAAGTAGTTTTGTTACCTAGTCTAGCGGCTACTAATATCTTTATATCTTCATTCTCATGATCAGCTAGTTCTTTAAACTCTTCATCAGTCTTTGCAAAAGCCCATGCCTCCTTGCCTGTTCTCAAACTAATCTTCTTAGGGGGAACAACACCTTTTTCCTCCAGGAGACGGGCAAATTTATCGTTACTCATGAGAACGTCTTTACAGGTGTTTGAATCTTTTAATAGCTCCGCCTTCCTTATTTTCGTACTATTTAAATGATCCTCCAATAACTTAACATCTAGCTGTAATCTAGGTTCTGTAAACATCTTGAGGGTAATATCAATAACTTTTAATTCACCGGGGGGAAAAACACTATAGAGTTTCTCAAATAATTTATATGTGAGATATACGTCATTGCGACAGTATCCACCATAGCGTTCTAATTCAGAGGGGGAAAAATCTGACCTACGTTTACCTAACGCATCTAAAACTTCTGTGCCTTTTTCTCCTAAACCATATCTTTTTGAAAGATTGGCAAGACTTACAGAAGAGTATGCTCCATTAATTGCACGTGCCATACATAACGTGTCAGCTAATTTGTAAGGGTGTATATTAAAATACCAAGATAAAATAGCACCATCAAACATCATGTTGTGTGCTAGTACAACAGCTTTATCCCAATTAAATTGAGACAACCATTCTTTTGTTTCTTCTCTAGTGCCAGAAAACCATTCTGTTTCTTCGTCATTAACTTTTAAACCAACACCAATAACTTCAAATTCTTTACTGCGTATATATTCCTCAGTAGTTATTTTTGATAACGAATATTTTTTATCATAGTAAGTTTCAAAGTCTATAGTTATAAGCATTACAAATCTACTTTGTTCAGTAAGTCATCAAACCTTTTACCTTTAACTACAAACTTCTCCCTCTTGTCTTGGGAGTTAACTCTTATACTAAATATTTTTTTATCCACAAGATGTTTGGTAACACGATAATGTAATGTGCTAGGAGATGCTATAACATGTTCTATTAAAAAGTCAGTAACTCTAACATCTCCTTTATTCCATTTGTCTTGAGCAAACGCAATTATTTTAAGATCCACAGAATCTAAACTGTATACTTTTAATAACTTCACAAATCTTTGCAAAGTAGACGTTTCTTGTTTCATAATTTATTTCTCATTATTGAATAAAAATGCGTTGGTTTTTTTGAGTTACCTTTTATATCTGTAAATTTTACTTCTACCACCTTATGTTCTAAAAGCACTGGTAAATATCTTTCAATGCTACGTACACTTACTTTCATTTTTCTTGATAATTGCTTTTTAGATAGAGCGTAGTTTTTTTCTAAACATTTAAACAGTTGTATTTGTCTTCCAGTATGAGGTCTTCTCAAAGAGTTCTCCCCTCTAGTATTTGACAAGTAGTTAACATAGTCTCGACATCTGAAATATTTTTTTCATTAACAACAATAGCTATACCATTATTGTTTTGTATATCTCTTATATTTTTTAGTTGTAGTGCTGTAGGTTTGTTCTTACCTGCTTTACATTCAATACCAAAAAAATGTCCTTTGTAACAACCTACAATGTCCGGCACACCACTGCTACCATAACCACCTGTCATAGGATAGAAATAATATACCTTGTGTTCTTTCAGTATCGCTACGACTTTGTTTTTAACTTTCTTCTCAGGTGTCATCGGGTGATTCATCCCATAGACTATAATCCCATGACCCTTTTTTTATAATGTCTTTTCGTTTTTCTTCTTTCATCTTAACTAATTCAGTTATTGACATACCAAGAGATAAACCTTCGGGTTCTAAAACAAATTTTTTGATGTCATCTAAAGCTTTCTTCCCTATTGATGGTATATGTAATATTTCATTTTCAGTGCATTGGGTTAAATCAAGTATTGTATAAATACCTTCTCTATGTAAAGCATCTATGTTAATTCTTCGCACAAATGTATCAGTTATTGGTCTTGAAAGCACAGGGTCGTATTTTAAAGTTGACTCTCTTCGTTGTTTCATACCATCTACTATATGTGTATGTAATCCATCAATAATTTCATTAATCAAAGGGTCTATTAAAATTTTAGTTTCAAAAGTAAATTTATGCTTAAACATAGCTTTTTCAATTTGCTTGATAGATATGTCGTTAATATTTGGCACACAATGTAATAGTTGCTTTGGTGAAAATTGTACTAAGTCTCCGATATAAAAAATACCATAAGCTTTTAACGAATTGCTTATTCTAACCGATAAACCTAGACTATCTATTGGTATCAAATAATGACCTACAGGTCTATTCGATTCTTCGTAAATTTTCTCTCGCAATTTTTGTTTTTTATTCATAGCCATAACTCATCTCCTTATTTTTCCAACTGTTCTATTAAGTACGTCAACGTGTGGTGTGCTTTTTTAATATCTTGTAATCCACCTTTGCCGTCAACATCTTTAACATTCACTCGTGCTAAATATTTAACAGTAGTGCCTAATAAAAATCCTTTGAACTGTGCAGGACTTAGCCATTGTCTTAAAACTTCCCACGGCTCTGCCCCCATATCTTTGTAATGCGTACCACCAATTTGTGTGTCAGTTGCATCAGGTTCTTTTTTGCTAAACATTATTTAATACTCCTTTTATTATATTTTTTAGCATTAGGTTTTTTAGCATTATTATATTTTTTCCTTTGGTAATCTTCATACAATTTTTTACTATCCAACCCATATAAATAATTTAGACCCGGCAGGAGAAGTTCTAATAACTTTTTCCTTGATATAGGTTTACTCATTCAATACTCCCCCCAAATATATGTGTGCCTATGTGATTAAATTTAAGTTTTGTATTCGCATATACTTTCCCACCATGCTTTCTCCATAAAGCACAAAAATGATAATCCTCAGATAATAGACAGCCTGTCTCATCAATACTTGTGTCAAAGAATTGTTTTACAAGAGGTCTAACAAACTCTCCCTTTTCGTTTTGTTTTGTAGATGCTCTATACTCAGGAACGTGTGGTGCTAACTTTTCAAACACTTCTCTTTTAATAAGCATAAACCCTGTGCCACCATGTCGTACCTCCACCATACCATCAGCATCAGGCTCTACTTTATTAACACCATGCGGTAGGTTTAGTACAAATGACGATGAATGATTAGGTAAATCAACTTTGCCTTTGTTCGCAGCCGTAGAAACTTTACTCCAATCTAATTCTTTCTTTGGGTATATCCCACAAGCTACATCTTTATCTGCTTTGTATAAAGTAGCAATGGCTTGATCGTTAAAATACATATCGGCATCTATAAACATTATGTGAGAACATTGTGTTTCGTTTAAAAATAATCTAACTAACTCATTTCTTGCACGAGGTATCAAAGACTCATTCATTAGGCTTGCTAACAAAGTCTCTACCTGTAAACCTTTAAGTGTGTTAATAGAGTTCATCAGCGCAATAGTATAATGTCCTGTACACATACCACCATACATTGGTGTAGCTACTAAAATAGATTTAACTTTAGGTTGTGTTATAGGTGATATGTTTAAACCTACGTGTTCTTTTTCTGATATACCACTAAAGTCAAACATCTTTTCTAATTTCTCATCAGCATCTTTAAGTTCTGCTTTGTCGTATGGGGTTAACATATCTTTAAACTTCCCTGCGATTTTGTCGTTCATCTACTTTGTCCTTTTCTTTGTTGTGGCAACCTTTACACACCCAACCATTTTTATTGCGTCCACCATAATAACCAACACGTTTAAACTCGTTACACGTCTTACAATAGATCCGTGGCTCAGTCATCTTTCTTTGGTTTTTCTGGGCCGTAAATATCGTAGTCACGCTCCAAGTCGTCCATAAATTGCGACCACATCACACAAGGTGTTTGCTCTCCGACATACGCACCCTCTATATTAAATTCAATGTACTCAAGTGCTTCTTCTGCTGTCATACCATCTCTTGCCATAAGTATGGCAACAATCTTTTCACCTGAATAAATAAGACGATCTTCTTGCCTACCAGAAGAATCCCAAATACAAGAGCGACCGATGAGGGCTTTGTCCAATCCGTCCATCTTGATCAACTCAGTCACTAAGCACTCCTCTTTAAGTAAGATTTAGATGTACGATCAATACAACTATTGCACTGAAAACGTTTTACCTTACCTCGAACAATAAATTTACCAACCTCTGGCTTTTTGTATTGTTGACATGACTGACACCATTTATTTATATCTGTCATTTTTTATACTCGTCTGCGTAAAGGAACATACATTTTGCTTCAAGTTCTTCATGGGATATATCGTATTCTGCTTTGCCTAGTGTGTATCCATCATCACGGCCCACTTGATATGCGTGTTGCCAATAAGATTTCATTTGCCCTACATTCATTTCCATGAAAAATAAAATAAGTAATGCCCCAAAAACAAAAGATACTATGTGTGTCATTTGACATACCTCCCTTGTAGTTCGCCCATTAAATAATGAATACGTTTGTTTATAACAAACTTCTTCCATGTCTTAGAATTAATTATAAGTTCAGGATTAGGTTCTACGTTGTTGTTAAAAAATATAGAGGGGCTAATAAAGTTGTTCATACCAATAGCCCCAAAATCTTGACCTGTAGAAAAAAACCTATAACATAGTTTATTGTTTTTTGCTTTACCAGTTCGTTTAATTACTTTACCCTGTTCTGCTAATTCTAGTAGCAAATGTCGGCAATAATGAGCGTCATGTTTAAATCTCCCTGCGAAGAACGTTGGAGCATACCCCTCTGTTTTAGGGTTTGAAACGATATGTGCTAGGATTTTATCTCTTAGCTTTGATTTTTCACGCATTTAATTCCTCCAAATTTTTAAGTTCTTTTTGTATGGAAATAATTTCTACAGGGGATACATCTAGCCAGTAAACTGTATCCGTTATCCTTTTACCAAACCCTTTCACATACACACCTCTGTCAGTTATATTCACTACAGATATCTTTGTATTTATAATGCTAGGTAGTGGAGGTACATTTATGTTAAGAGAATCATGTAAAGAAAACATAGTTCCATTCACATACTCGTTGTCAGTATATTCAAACCTAAATCGTATATAAAAATTAGTATTGTTTTTCATAACTAAACCTTATCTCAAGCTAATCTTTCTGTCAACACATATAATTCTGTGTCTCCTATTTTAATAAAAGAACCAATACCATGCACTATGGCACTTGTGACATTTTCCGATTCCTCATGAGATTCTCCTTTCATTAAAAGTAAAGACATACTAGATTGAACAATGTCAGGCATATCTTCTGTGCAAGAAAAAGTTGTTGGTTCTAAAGTGCTTTCTTTTATGCTATGAGATTTAAAGCGACTAGTATCACAATTTTCAAGAGTTGCAAGTGTATATAATTCATTGTCGCCATCAGATTTTTTTACAACAACGTGATAGTTATAATTACATTTGTAATACTTGACATATTTTTTGTAATTAGGGAGTGCATTTTCCGCTACGTTTCTAAATAGATCAGTGGTAAACTTTACATCTTCACCAAGAGCCATTACTTCTTCACACAAAGTTTGCACCACCTCATGAGTACATGGTATGTCTTTTGTGAATTTATCTTTCAATGACTGTGAATATTGTGATACAACACTATCTCCAATGTCTAACATATCCTTAACTATTTTATAAAACTTAATAGGTCGAAATGCGTTTACAATTTCTCTAATAGCAACTCTTGGTTTAGTAGTTTTAGTCGTACTATTTCGTTTAAATATATTACGACCAGTAATTTTGTAATTCACATTGTACAAACCAAGTGAATGTAGACTCGCTTCCCACTCAAACTTAATCTCAACGCTAACAATAGGTTCACGTATAGCTGACCAATCAAAGCGATCATAACTTCTTACTGCCGATGGTGTACCATTTCCACTCATATCAAATCTACTATCATATATTTTTATATAATAAATTTCAGGAATTTGGTCTTTAATTTTTATATTACCGATAAGTTTAATTAAGTTGTATTTACCCGCATGAGTTTTTTCAAGTGCGTACTTTAAATCTTCAAGCCATGTTTGTACATTACTGTCTGCTGTTTCAATATCTACAGGTTTTTGTTTAGTGGTTGGCATTTTTACTCTCCTTTGTATTTTTTACCTTGTCATCATCTGACAATAAGAAATCAATAAATCCACAAAATTCTTTCTTTAACATATACAACTTGTGGTGTAAGTACAAAATGTACGTCACCAGGATGCTACAAAAAAACGCTATCTCTTCACTCATCTCCACTCTCCCTAATATCTGTTATTTCTGAATCATAAATAGTCAAGTTATGATCCTCATAGAATTGATCTTTAACTTTTTGCACATACTCAGTTTTACTACTTGCTTCATGGTTACAACCGCTAAAACATAAAGTAACTACACACTCAAACTGTTTTTCTTCACTCATCTTCACTCTCCT